TGTGGCAAGTTTGATGTCGATAGTCTCGGCTGCCACCGCCATCAGCGGGTTATAAGCAGCAGCGGGGATAGCAAATGTGCCAGCCGCTGTACCACTGTCGGCGTCAAATCCATCAACGAAACAATCAACGTCAACGCCTGTACCCAAATCAAGTGTAGTAGTACCTGAAGAGGCCACGGTATCAATTTGGATACCTGCGTTTAAAATGAGTGTCCCGGCTGGAACCGCAATACAAGGGATGATATCGTTTGCTGCAAGTGCAGAACCTTTATCAGTCAATGCTGTTGCGTAGTCTACAACGGTCTGAACCATGTAGGGTGAGCGGCCTCGCGAGGAAGAACCCCGTGCAGCCGCTAATGTGTTATCACCTAGTGACATAGATTAATCTCCTTTACTTTACCTACGCGGCGTTATACATTGCAGTTACAATAGATTCTGGTCGAAGAATCTTTGAACCGTATACTTGCATCCCACGAACAATGTCCGCGAATGAGTCTGGATCACGGTAGATTTCCGTTTTCGAGATGGTTTCTGCGGTAGCAACTGCTGAGTCATGACCAGCAACTAGGACTCCGAAATCAGTTAGCTGGTTAGCCGTACCTGCTTTTCCAGCGCCTAGGCCTACGGCTGGCAAATTGCTTGAGGTATAGACGCGGAAACCGTGAAGGTTCTTAATAGTTAAACCATTACGGAGACCACCGGACTCACCAAAGTCTGCATTCATGAAACGTGAATCCTCGTCTGAAAGGAGTTCCATAAACACTGGGTCTACAACCAACCAACGACCATTTGTATCAACTTGCTGCTGATCCATCAGGCGTTTCATACGAGCAACTACCATCGCTGGAGAAGCTGTTGCGGTTGGAAGTGCAGTAGCGCCGGGAAGACGTGCTGCAACTGGGATTGAGTGGTTACCAGCCGAAGAAGTAGTAATGTTTGAAAAGCTATCTTTCCTTAGCTGCATAGTTGCCAAAAGCTCATTGTCACCAGCAGAGGTAACAGCTTTATCGCCACGGGCTGTAGTGTTCAGCGCATTTGCTGAAGCGTGGATTGTAGATTGCTTGTAACCGGAAAGATAACCAAGAACGTCTTGGTCAAATTGGTCAGCTAAACGATAAGCTGCCCGGTCAGTTGCTAGTTGCATAAAGTTTACATGCCATGTTTTCGACAGATGGCGCTAGTTATCTGCCCGTTCTCTTATGAACTGCTGCATATTACTATGCAGAGAAGACCATATTATCACCCTAGATTTTCTAGGGGTTAGCCGCTTCGAGCCGCTTGGCTCTACTCCCTTTCGGGATGGTCGTTGGACGTTCCTCTTTCAAGGCTTCGCTGCTGATTGCCCCCGCCACTACGCGGTAGGGTGTCCCAGACAATTCAACTAATTCTTCGATAGGGATTACTCCCTAAAGCTCCCATTATATTAAGAGTGCGCTTCTTCGATATCGTCAATCTTAAAAGCAAAATAATTCGCTTTATTTACGACTAATGAGAAGTCTTCATCGTCCAAATCTTGTGGACTGATTGTTGTTCCACGCGAATATGCGCTAACGGAAATTTCAGGTTCTTTGATAATTCTAACCGTATCACCCTGGGAAGAAATTTCTCCAAAATAATCTGAGTTCGAAATATCGCCTACAACAGTAGCTTTGCGAAATGCACTTTGGGTTTTTTTCGAGTAAATCCTTAATCTTCAGCAGGTCACGCTAATTACCTACCCGTTCTGTTATGAACTGCTGCATGTTGTCCATGCAGAGGAGACTATCTTATCACCCTAGATTTCTAGGGGCTAGGCGCTTCGAGCCGCTTGGCTCTACTTTCTTTCGAAATAGTCGTTGAACCTTCCCCGTTTAAGGGGCTTGGCTGCTGATTGCCCTCGGCTTTACGTTAGGGTGTCCCAGACAATTCACCTAGTTATTCAACTGGAATTACTTCCAGAGGCGTCCTTTATTAAACGCTCGAAAAATTGCCGTTTGGTAATGACCCGTGACCGGGTGCTGATTGAAATGCCATTAGTTTTTCCTTTGAATGAAATGGCTGGGGATTTACTTCTACAATCAGAACACACCTGTAGAGGTATCCGAATTTACTCGGCTCGTTATTAGGTGGGATTGGAAAGCTAGAAGCAGCTAAATCAGACAATGAACAATAGTGTCAGTTTATTTAGAGTAGCGCCGTGGCGGTTCCAAACGTACTGGTGGACTTTGTAGTATTATCTGGGTCGGAGGGATTAGGGTGTACTAAAAAGTGTCCTAAACCTATGTTGTTTAATGTATTCATTATAACACATTAGATTAGTTAAAGCAACAGTTGATTGCACTACTAAGTGCTATCGAGCGCCACCTGAAATGTCATAACTAAAAGTGCCAGCCGCACGGGAAGCATCAATAGCTTTCTCGTTAGACTCAAACTCTTGGATAGACATTTTATTGACCATGCTCTCTGAGAAAGCTGACTTGCCAACTGCCGCTGGAGCAGAAGATGAAGTGCGGCCTACTGCTTGGGCGGCTGAACGATCAACCTTTTTCTTACCCTTGTCAGACTTGTACAGATCGATTGTACGGGAAGCCCACATAGCATCGGTATTATTTTTATAGACGCTGTCTTGCATTTGCGATGGTTGCAGGGAAACCCATTCATGGAACTTAGCATCCGCACGAATTTCTGCAAAATCGGGATGAAGGTCCAATAGCTGGTTTTCAGCACCCTTGCGATTTAAGCTCTGCTCAAACTTCTCTACTTGCTCTAGCCGTGCCTCGCCCTTTGCAAGAACTTCGTTAGCGCGTTTGGTGGCGATAGTGTCCACAATTTTAGCAACGTCTGGATAGCGGGTAGCCCAAGCTTCAACTTCTGCGTCTGTCTTTGGAAACTTGATTTGCTTGCGAGTAGCAGCGTCCAGTTGCTCTTGGACTTGAGAAATCTCTTGGTCCTTTTGATTGCGAACAGTTTGGATATGGCGTTGGATATCCTGATAGCGTTTTTTGTAGGATTCCTCTTCAGCGCCAAGTTCGGGTTCTGGCGCAACTAAGGCCATCTCCTCTGAATAAGATAATTCGTTTTCTTCAGCATTGGCGCGTTTATATTTTGTATTACTCATTAGTACCTCTTCTGGGTCCAGACTAGCTGGGTGTCCAAGTTAAACCGCGAATGCGTATTTGTTTTTATTCATTAGCGGCATTTCTGATGTCCTCGGTAAGATTTTCTTAATCTCATCAGAGTCATCTAATTTGTCGTCCACTTCGATCATGGCGACTTCGATATCGAGTTCCTCGTCTGGCTCTTCGATTTTTTCCTCCTCGGCTTCAGGAGTATCCTCACTCTGGATAAGGCCGTCCATTTTCATAGACATTAGCCCCATCTCAGCTTCAGCTTGCATCATCTGGATTTGTTTCAGGCCGTGCCATTTAACAACGTGGGCTGGCATCACATACTCATCAGTGGAAAGTTTGGCATCGATGTCATCACGAACATTCTCAGGGCTTGCTCCAATAGGGATAGGATTACCCGAAACTTCATCGTAGCCCATAAGACCGCCCATCATGCCGCCGTGGGACATCTCTACGAGTTCGTTCTTCTGGAGCGCATCTTCAATTTCACCTTCGCGGGTTGAAACGATGCCATCCTCATTAGTGTCAGCGTCCTTATCGTCCCGCTGATATTTTTTATTTGCCATATCTCTGCCCTCTTTTGTTGTGATGCCTTTTCGGGCAGTTGCTAATCCACCCGGCGCAAATTCGTTTTCTGCAAGTTTGATTTCTTTCTCAGGTAAGTTGTTAAATTCTTCGTCAGCCTTTGCTACCAGCTCATCCTTGTAGGCATTAAACTCCTGACGCTGGTATTCTTCAGTGGGACGGGATTGGGGGCGTATGCTGACCTCCACGGCTTGTTCGGATGGCACTGGATCAGGTTGTGGTATGGCTTTCCACATGGGAGCGCCGTCTGGGAAAGTCTCACCTGTTAATCGCAGACCAGTTCCAGGGCCATCATTCATAATAGTACCCTCTGGCATCCCCATATAGATAGGGTCCATAAGGGCAGCATCTTCTGGGAGAGTAATGTTTACGTCTTTATTTCTAAATGCAAAATCCAGAAGTTTCTGCGCGGCTTCAGGAGTTGTTTGATCAGTGAAACTTTTGTGGAGTTCTTTATCAAAAGCTTCCAACTCAGACCCAGCGTTAGGGCCAGTACGAGTAGGCCACTCAACCCCGCTTTTTAAAGCAAATTCCTTTGCTGTTTCGTCATCAACAATCTCACCATCCCAGACGGTTGGTATTAATGTTGGTACTCCTTCAATCTCAACAATTATTGTACGGACTGTAGCAAGCTTACCATTATCCATTCTCTTAGATTTACCATTAGCAATATTTAGGTAATGATGCTCTGTAATAGGGTCCATTGAATTTCCTTAATTAGGTGAAGCAAAACCCTGGTTAGCTTCTTCAGCGGTTGCTAGACCAGCGGCTCCAACCAGACCTGCGGTTGCTATGCCTACATCTCGGCGATTGCCTTTGTAGGTCTTCCATGAGGGAGCGCCCCCAGCGCCCAACTTTTCAGCTTCTGCTATTATCATAGACCGAGCGCCGTCTGCCGATATTGCCTTTTCATCGACCATCCGCCAGATTGCCTCCGTAGAAGAAATAAACTCTTTGTTGTTTTTAAGCGTCTGTGGAAATAAAGTTCTTAGTTGTTCCCATGAAACTGACTGCATCTCTCTAGGTAATACGCCTCGAAGTAGTGCAGCTTCGGTAGTTGCATCAAAGTAAAGACCATAGCTGCCTTGCATACCTGTTTCGGCCTTGCCTGAATTAGACCAGCGATTAGGATTACCTTTAATATTTGCGCCATTTAGTCCGTGGTGTACTTCGACAGCACCTGAGCCTAGGGGTCTCATAAGACCCGCCGCAATCTGATGCGTATCAACGGTTACATCGTTAGGACTGTCTGGGTTTAGGATATTGTTAAAGAAGTTACGAACCTTATGATTACCACCTAATTCAGGAGATATAGCAGTAAGGGTTCCATCTCCTTCAAGTATACGAACTGCCTTGGCAATGTCACCAAATCCTTGGTGGACAAGGGGCGTCTGACCCCCATCTTTTTTAATAGCGTAATTTAAGATATCGCCTTCAGGGCTTACTTCTCTATATGCCTTACCAAAGTGTGCTTGGTCATACGCACGAAGCCATAATGCTTTTTGCATTGGAGTTTCTAACTCACCCCAAGGTTTACCTTTTATGCTGTCTAAGACAGCCCCATTCTTACCATCTTGCCATGCTGTATTACCCTGTTTTTTTCTAGAGGGTGGTACAGTTATCGTAACATCGTCCATAGCTGTAGTCCAAGGCGCATTAGGCCCCAGTTCAGTATGGTGTTTAATTAAGCGTTCGCCCAGTGCAACATTCTGAAACCAATCTTTTTGAGGGGACATAACAGCGAGAACTCCCGCAGCCTTAGTGTCACTCACTCCAAACCTACCCGCTAAACCATTAGCAATGCGGTTTGCCCCGACATACCATTGTGCGCTTTCTTTAGCTATGCCGAGCTTGTCCGACATATCATACAGACTAATAATATTTTCCTTAAAGCGGCTTGTAATATTAGCGGCTGTTTCAGCTACGTCATCGGACCACAGGTTTTTTAGACCTGGATATCCCTGTGCCATCATTGCAAAGTTCTCGGACATGTTATTATTGCCCATCATCGCCTCGCCATCGCTAACTAAAGCGCCTGTCTTTAAAGCGTCATCCTTAGCTACGTCAGTAGGTAGTCGGGTGTCTACACGCCTGTTGGGGCCTATTTCAGGCGGCATATCTAAAGCTTCGTCTGTTTGAGAGGCTACTGTGGCAGGTACTGTTTCAGGTACTGTGGCAGGGTCACTCTTAAATTTTACATTCGCAAGGTTCATCCCCATCGTGTTAGGGTCTATTTCTATATTTGGTAATGCTTTACCGATAACCTTACCTGCTTGAATTACACCACCCGCAGCAGGTATTAGAGATGAAGTCTCTAGGGCATCTCCAAAGAAACCTTCTCTAGCTTGATTGACTTGCTCAGACGTGGCTTCAGCCATCGTAACGCCAAACATTTCCATTAGGCGTTCATCTAAATCTTTTGTGAATAAATCTTTTGTACTGTTATAAATTCCGCCAACTACGTCTTTAGTAGTTTGCACAGGTGCTTCGACAAAGCCTTTAACACCTTCGTACATCCCTGTTCCGACTTCTTTCGCAAACCCTACTGAATCATCAGCAATCCGTTGACCTAGTTGTTCACCAAAACTTTCTCGATCATTATCTATTCCAACAATATTATCGAAAAGCAATTCGCCGTAGCCCATACCTTTTTCGGTATTTTCCAAGTCGGTACTATCGTCATCGGAGTCAAAACTTATAGAGCGTATCAAATCTCTAAACTTGCCCATTATTCGGCTCCCTTAATTACTTCATCTCTGAGGGTGGCAATCCTGCGAAGTTCTAAAACAGAACCTTGAATACGCTTTACTCGATCCATGTCAGTCTCAGTGCTTAATTGAGAGAGTAAGGTGATTACTCTCTTCTCTGCGTACTCTTTAAGTAAGGAGTAGTGGCCTTTGGAGTTTACGAGTAGGAGGAGCGCCCGGTAGTCTTGCTTGTTCATACTGGAGAGGCCTGTGGTGGTGGTGCGGCGGGTTGCCCTCCATTGTCTCCACCACCAGCTCCTGTGAAGCCGGGTGCGTTAGGCTCTGGGGCTGCGCCGGGAGCTATGTTTCCATTACCATTACCTGTTGGGTCTTGGGGACCGGGTGCGCCGGGTGGGCCACCTTCAGGAGGGGGTGCTGGTTGCTCAGGCATAAGGGCCTGTATCTCGGCCATCATTTTTTGTTGGATAGCGGCTTCGCGTGGATCGTTCAGTATCTTATCTTCATCAAGGTCCATCGAAGACGCTAGCTCACGGAGGATGTAATCGTACTTAACAAAGGGAGCCATTGAAGGATTGGCAGTCATCTGCATGAACTGCAACAGACGCTGACTGCGAACCTCATTCCGCATCAAGCTTTCAGTGCCACGAGCCTTAACCTCTAAGTCCCCGATAAATTCTTTGTCAAAATTAAACTGCATATTAAATCGGAATAAAGAATGGCCTAGTGGGGCAAGCAAGTAGTCATCGATATTACGGACAACTGCTTTAATGTTTTGTGCAGCAGCTCCCATCAGCATCGACATGCCAGAGGCAGTTCTTCCCGCACCTCCTACAGCCCCTGAACCGTGTGTGTACGAGGGGATGCCTGTAGCTTCATCCGCAAGCTGACGCGCCTTATCAAATAAGAATAAATTTTCCTGAGAAGTGTTCTTTGCAGATGTGGAGAAGATGGCCTGCCCAGGCGCACCGCTTTGACGGCGAAACACTTTGCCAGGGTATATGGACATATCTTGACCTGGTACGAGGTTAGTTTCATCTACCTCAAAGATCAGGTTGCCAGACAAGGCTGCATTATCCACAGCCATACGCATAAAGCCGTTCATAAGTAGCTGTGTGTCGGTCATATTCTCTGCAACGCCGATACCAAAGAATGAATACGGATTTAACTCATATGGCACTGCAAGGTACGGAATACGGCTCGGAGTGAAGGGATTTAGCACTAAACGGAGGATTTGGCCGTTACAAACCCATATATTTACCTGAACTTCGTCTTTTTTGCGTAGTTCTTTTGGTATCTCTATATCGGCTTCTTGGGCCAATTCGGTGTCTAAAATGCCCCAATACTCAAGAACTTCGTACCTATCCATGTCAGAATTGACTGAATCGTCTTCTAAAGCGTCTTCCCAGTACTCTCTGGTGTAGTCTGAGCCATATTCTAAGGCTAATTCGATGCTTTCTTCACGAAAATGGGGGCGTTTTTTTAACGTACGCAATTGAGTACGGTTTAGCCTATGTCTTTGGATCGTAAACTCAGACTCAGACATGTTTCGGGCGTCTGGATCAGGGTAGAAGTCCCAAATAGACACATATTCCATTTTAGGGACCGTTTCAAAGATAGGATTGTACGTCCCATCCTCATCCCATCGCGGATATTCCTTGTCCTGAGCAAATGGACCCTTAAAAACACCTGTACCAAAGAGACAGCACTCAAAAGCTATTGATCGAAGGTGTTTAGGCGCATCAGTCTCCTCTAGCTGGTCATGCATCATCTTTTCCATCTTCTGAGCAGCACGTTTGGCTGGTTCATACGTGATGGTTTCGGGTGTTTTACCTGCACCCAGCTCTAGTTGGTCCTCAATTTCAGTAAGATCATCGGCAAAGATGCCTAATTCACGCGCAATGTCCGGGCGGGAGATAGAAGCTTTGGGTTTATAGTCTACGCCAACCTTATCCTTAACATTCTCGGCAGTGATGGCGTTTGGATTGAAGCTTACCGCATCTACTACATTATTAGGAAACTGTCGCGCCTCAATACCAATTGGAAATTTAGACCCCGCAAACAGAACGTCTACTACTTGAGCGTATGCAGCCAAAACTTTAGTTTTAGTCACCTTAATAAAGGCTTTAGACTTCTCAGTTTCGGTGAACTGCACTTCTGATGAGTAAATACCTCGGTAATTTCGATAGGCGTCTAACCACCGCTCTTCATCGGCTAGTCTAGAGTCTTTTGAGCGTTTGTATTGCCCCTTAATAAATTTGACTGCACCAGAATAACTTTGGTTTTCTTCTTCCACATTACCATCTTCAACTAATGGTACTGAGATATCGGAATCTGTAGCGTCTTCGGGAAGAGGTTTTTCCATTAGTGCCATGTGTTAGTATCCAAATGTTGTGTCAGCAGGTCGCCAAACTTGTTGAGGGATGCCTTGGCCCATATCGAAGGGTGAGTAGGCTCTAGGGCGGCTCATGACTGCGTACCTGACGCTGTCGTATGCATGGTCGGTTGCGTAGCGAGGATCGATGTCATCAGAACCTCTGGGGTCAGCGGGGATTACAGGTAAATCTGCTATTATCTGTCGGCAGGTATTAAAGAACTGAATGCCCGGAATACCTGTGACTTCGTTCACCTTGAGGACTTCATGAAAGCGGTTCTTGCCTGCTACTCTTGCGCCGTTGGTACGGTCACTCGGACGCCATCGGGTGCCTTGTGAGATCATCTCTTCAGCTATAGACGGCCCAAGCTGACCTCGGTTGTGCCAACAGCTACTGTCTAAAACCCCATAGTCTATTTTCTCATCACCTTCCGCTGCCATGACGGCTTTAGCTAGGTCTCGGCCCGTATGCTTAGAAAGGTATAGCTCACGATAATTTATTAAGGTGCTATAGTTTGGATCAATAGCAAACCAGTGAACAGCACTATAAGAGCTGTATCCGTAGTCACATGACCTGAACCGCCGCCAGTTTTGCGGTATAGAAAACGGTTCAATGACATGATTTGCCTGTCTAAACTCAGAAAACGCTGCGCCGTCTGCAACTGCCCAATCCCCTTCAAGTAGCTGTCTCCTCTGCATCTCTGGTAAGGATAGTAGGTTGGCCTCGTACTGACCGCCCTCCATCAGGTAAGGGTTATCTTTAAGGCTGGCTGGTATGAACCTTCTGTAAAACAGTGGCTCCCCAGCTTTCTCATGTCCGTCTGGATAGACTAGGTCGTTTCCAGTTTCTATGTCCTTAGCTATAAACTTTGTGTTGGCCGGGGCGGGGTCAACAAACATACGCTTTACCCAAGCATGTCCGACAGAACCTGGGTTTGTGGTAGCCCGGATGAAGATTGGCAGCGTAGGGTCCGTAGTTCTCAAGCGAGATCTCATATAGTTGTATGCGAAGGGAGTAGAATATTGGGTCAACTCATCAAACGCTATATAACTAAAAGCCTGACCCTGATATCGCAGTACGTCTTGGTCCCGCTCCAAATACGTCAGCCAAAGTTTACTGCCGCTAGGCATAGTCCACTGAGACTTTTTCTCTGCCCACTTAGCGCCGGGAAATGCTTTAGGATACAACTCCTGTGATTTCCATATCAATTCGCGCAGCTCATCATTTGAGCGTCTTAAAATAAGCCCGTTAAAATTGGGATTATCAAAGTACCGCATCGGGTCAGCAAGTAAGCCATATGACTTCCCTCCACCTGCTGCTCCTCCATATAAAACTTCTTGTTCACTAGCAGCCAGAAACTCTGTCTGCGGCCCAGCGTTGGGAGAAAAGACCACCTCCTTCGTCTGCTTTTGGCTCTCAATAACGGAGAAATCGAGGTTAGCTGTACTAAGCTCTTTAGTAGGCTCTAAGGCGTCCAGCTTCTTCTTCGCTAAAGTAAGTCTACGCTTTGCGTCAGTCTGTTTGCGTTTAGCTGCACTAAGCTTCTTACCTTCTGAAGTCTTAGGCTTCCTCTTACGATTGTCCTTAGCAAGCTCCTTGAGCCGCTTAGAGGGGTTATCGCTGCCTTTGCCACGCCGGGACTTCCAAATGAATATTAGCCCCTGATGGCTTATCTTATCGCCTGTCTTAGAAGTGAGCCACTCAGCAGTCTTACGAGTAGAGTGACCCTCTTCAAGATAATCCAGTGCGTCTTCTACGAAGCTGGCTTTCTCTTGATCAGCTACAAGTACCAGCGGATCATCGTCAGCCTCTTTGTAAGCGTATGGTATTTTAGAAGTCTTATTTGGTCTGACTTTATTTAGCCAAATACTCAATCTGCATTCTTAGGTGGTAGAATAAACATAGCACCGCCCGTATTCTTGACCTCGACTTGCTCTTTCTTAACTAGGCCAGTGCGGTCTAGTATCTGAGCAGCCGCTGCAATGGAGTTTCTTGCTCCCATAGCACCTGGGTCATCTAGAACGTCTACCATGCCCCACGCGGCTTTAGGGGCGTTCATAGCCAGCATCATCGATGCCCGTTCATTGATCTCATCTTTAAGCGAAGACACCAAAGAATTGATGGACGAAGTCTCAGCGTAGTTGGCTATGTTCATAGCTTTCCTAATACTGCCCTTGCACTCCTCCGACATAAGAGCTTCTAAGAAAACAGTTTGCTTATCGGTTAATTGCTTTTCGTCAGCCATTACGCCTTAGCCTTCTTCTTAGTATGACTCAGGTTTTTACTTTTAGTGGTGTGTTTTGCACCCGTCATCAACTTGCCATCCGTCTTATGTGTAGGACCAGTGTAACGCTTACCGTTAGGGAGATAATGAGGTTTGTCTTTAGCCATGCTATTTACCCTTCTTTTTAGCTTTATTCTTTTTAGAATTAGGGAAACCAGCTTTCATATCCGAATAAGCTTTAGGGCTTACCGTGGAGTTTTTCTTAGTGCGGCTTTTGCCAGACTTTTGCTGTTTATTCATGTTCTCATACAAAGACATTTTTAATTCCTCATCTCTGGCCTGTAGTCTTTAGGAAAGTAGACTAGGACATAAGTCTGGCACTCAGGGCATGAGTAATTGCTAACGATAAGGTAATCATCCTCATCCTCGCCATCATGGTCACCACCATGTATTAAATCAGCATTGCAGTGCGGGCATTTCATGTGACTACTTCTTTTTCTTAGAAGCTACGCCGCCTTTAGCCATTTTCTTTTTAGGGGCCATACCACCGTCAGCCATCTTCTTTTTGCCAACCATGCCACCCTTCATATAACCTCCAGACATTTTACCCATTTTCTTGTCATCTTTTTTCATCATGTTAGGCATAGTTATTCCTTTACCAATTTTTACAGGACCAATACCTGGCCGTTAATTTTGAAGTTGCAGTGTCGCACTTGTGCCTTGCTCTGAAGGACTTTCGTGCTGCGGGGTTATCTTTGCGGATTTCCATGTTCTTATCGCCAAAGGTAATGTACTTAACCGTGTCACCTTCTACGGCTAAGACCTCGAACTTCTTTGGTCCGCCGCGCCGTGGCTTATTAACTGAGGTGAAGCCATGACGCTTCTTACCAGCGGCTATCTTTTCAGACTTAGTTTGTCCCATATTTACCTGATTGGGTTTTTAACAAGATCATCAAAGGCTTTCCATAAGTCCTCAATTTCAATGTTATAGGTTGTAAGTTTTTGATCTATTCCGTCTGTGATCGCAGTAGAGCGTTCAACTGTTGATCTTAAATCCATCAGGATACGTTGTTGTTCAAGAATGTTGGTCATCTGCGTACTGATTGTAGTCAGTTGTGTGTTCAAGCCAGAAACATTGTTCTGTGTTAGCGTCTGCTCTATCGCTTGAATGCGACTTCCAGCAGACAAGACAGAACTTACAGAACTTTCTAAACTATAAAATCTGGTGAGTGCATCATAGCCGTAGTAGATTGCGCCAGAGAGACCGGATAAAATCGGTAAGGCAGCAGCAATGTGCCAGCTTTTTAGAGAAAACCCATTAAATTTAAGTTCTGCATCTGCCATTATTCTGAAACAGGATTAGTATACATTGTTGACTGTGAATGCGAATAAAGTTCGTCTGCGCTCATATTCGTATCGTTCGTATACTGCGTCCAGCCTGTGCCTTCGCCTTGACCGCCCCAAGTGATTAAATACTCATTTGTATCGAATACAAAATTGACTGCGGTATATTCACCAATTGTGATGTTGTTGGCAGCCACATAACTATCAATGCTATCGGTCAAAGCCACATTCTGAGAAGCGGCAAAGAAAGCGCCAGATATCTGGGCCATGCTAGAAACTGCACTTAAAGCATCATTATAAGCGTCTGCGTCTGCTTGCGTAACCGTGATGTTGCTGAGAACCTCTTGCAGGGCTAATCCCTCTGGACGGGTATCCGCCGTCATAGCCATCTCAGCGACCACAGAGGTAGACATAAGCGCAGCAGAGGCGTCAGCAAGCTCATCAACACTCATACCTAATTCAAGCATCGCTGAAGCATATTCAGCACTGAATAGCTCACTAGCTGTTTCAGCTACCGAAAAATCCATCGCAAGTACTAAATCAACCGCTGCGTTATAGTCAGAAATCATACCGTGAGTAACAACTGCTTGAGCTAAACTTTCGTTTGCTACAATATAACCCTGACCAGCAAGATCAGTCG